CTATCGTCGGTCGCATGGTGGCTTGCTCCACAGGAGGCTGGCGCGAGCTGGGCGAACCGCGGCGCAAAAGGCGGCGCTGCGGTGCTGAATTCCGGAGCAGTCGTTCCGGTGGCCGACGTCTTCCGCCCGATCAGCTCGGTCGCCGGCAACTCTCACATCGAGCTCGGTGTGCAGCCAATGGACCTCGGAGCGGCTGCTCGAAGCACGTTCGCTACGGCCTTTCGTTGGGAGGGGCGGGGCGGCTCGACGGACAACGCCCGCATCCTCGAACTCCGGTCCGGCACGACAGGACTGCGCGTGCTGATCAACTCCCTAGGCGTCATCTCGTTCAGCATCGGGGACGGCACTACCGTGATCTCCGGGACGCTTCCGGCGATCGCCCCAGGGCGCGATCTCTTCCTGACCGTCGCCTACGACGGCTCAACCGAGCTCCGGGTCTCTCTGCATACCGAGTTCGGCGTGCTCGTGTCCGAGGAGACGCGTTCGATGACCAATCTCGGCGACTGCACTCCGACGATCAACGCCGTGGTGCACGGTCTCATAGCGACGAACTTCGTCAGCGGTGAGATCGGGGATGTGGTGTTCGACGACAGCGCCTCCTGGTCGGTATCCAAGTCCGCCCGAATGGCGGTCGCGTGCGCCATGCGGGAGCACTACTTCGCTCAGCCTCGCCGGCATTTCGAGGTCACGTGGCGCGCGATCAGCACCCGTCCAGCGCCTGGCCCGACGCTGCAGACCTTTCTGCCGAGGCTCTCGATATCGTCGCCCGGCGATTCGACGATCAGCTATGCCGTCCGGCACGGGAGGGCTGTCGTTCAGAATGGCTACATCGAGGTCTCGATCTATCTCGAGATGACGGTGAGCTGGAGCGCGAGCGCGCCATCGGGCTCGGTCAGTGTGCTCGACCTACCCGCGGCGGCTGAACTCACGCCTGCGGGCCAGCCGCTCGACATCGGTCGAATCGAGGGTCTCACGCTGTCGGTGGCGACGCGTCAGCTGTCGGCAAGTGTTTCGGGCGGCCGCGCCAGCGCATGGGAGTCGCGTGATACGGGTGCGTCGATTCCTCTCGGGGCAGCGCGCATTCAGAAGGACACGAAGTTCGTGCTCGAGATCAGCGGGAAGTACAAGGCCGCGTGATCAGCGACTGGCTCTGTCGTGGCATCCAGTCGGGCGCGCGGGTCCTCCCGGCGGGGTGGGGCCTGACGGGTAGTAGGCATCGCGAGAAATCTCTAGTCCCGGGTCCCAGACATCAATTTCGTTTCGTTTCAGATCTGGCTCCATGCGGCCAGCGATCGCGTCACCACGGCGCGCACGGCGATCAGGAGAGCACGGTTCGATGAGCACGACCCGAGTGAAGACGCGCCGCGTTGCCGACCTCATTCCGTACGCGCGGAACGCGAAGCAGCACAGCGCGGAGCAGATCTCGAAGGTCGCCGCGTCGATCAAAGAGTTCGGCTTCCTCCGAGCGGTCATCACCGATGGCGAGAACGGGATCCTCGCCGGTCATTGCTCGGTGCTCGCCGCGGCCGAGGCCGGTCTTGAAAAGGTGCCCACCCTCGACGCGGGACACCTGACGGATGCGCAGCGCCGCGCGTTCGTCCTGGCCGACAACCGCCTCAGCGAGACCGGCTCGAGTTGGGACATGGATCTGCTCGGCATCGAGCTGCACGCCATCGCCGACGCCGGCGAGTTCGACCTCGAGCTCTCGGGCTTCTCGCTCGAGGAGTTGGACTCCGAGGAGGAAGAGGACGAGCAGGTCGGGGACGCGGACGCCGTCGACAAGGGGCACAAGCTCACGATCGACCGGCGCTCGGTCGTCATCTCGGCGGACGAGGCGAACATGCTGACGGCGAGCCTCTCCCAGTACGAGGCGGACTACGAGAGCAGCTTCGGCTGGGTGACGCACCTGCTCGAGAAAGGGATAGGCGCCTGAGATGGCCGACGCGCAGACCGCGTCGGCCAAGGCGCTCGCGTCCCTTTGCAACATCGACGAGCGCCGCGTGCAGCAGCTCGCCGCCGAAGGGGTGATGAGCAAGGTCAAGCGAGGCCGGTACAAGCTGCTCGAGTCGATCGCCGGCTACATTCGCTACCTGCAGGACCGATCGACGTCGACGGGGTCCACGGGAACGCGGGGAACTGTCAACGAGGAGCGAGCACGTCTGCTGCACGCTCAGGCGAATACGGCCGAGCTCACAGCGGGAACGCTGGCGGGCTCGCTGCTCGTCGCCGACGAAGTCGAGGCCGACCGGATCGAGGAGGCCACGCGGATTCGCACGGCGTTGCTCGCGCTCCCGACCCGGATCGCCCAGGTGGCGATTGCTGCCGAGGGCATGCGGGAGATCGAGGACGCGGTGCGCGTCGAGGTGCACCAGATGATGGAAGGGCTCTCGGCGCTCGCGGACCAGTTCGGTGACGATCCAGGGGCTGATGTCGGGGCCGCAGGCTCAGCGGCGTCGGCGGGAAATTCGGCATAGCTACTGGCAGGCATTCCGACCACCGCCACGGCTGACGGTCGCCGAGTGGGCGGAGAACGAGCGATACCTGTCGGCGGAGGCGTCGGCGGAGCCAGGGAAGTGGCGGAACGCCAGGGCGCCGCACCTGGTGCTCCCGATGGAGGCCTTGTCGCCCCACGACGAAGCCGAGACGATCATCCTGAAGTTCTCGTCTCAGGCCGCCAAGACGGAAACGATCCTGAACTTCATCGGTTTTGTGGTCGATCAGGACCCGGGCCCGATCCTCGCGCTCCAGCCGAACGCCGAGCCGATGGGCAAGGCGTTCAGCGTCACGCGGCTCGCGCCGATGATCCGCGACACGCCGAGCCTGACAGCGAAGTTCGGGCCGCAGAAGGGGCGGGACACCGCCTCGACGATGACCGAGAAGCAGTTCCCGGGCGGCGGACTGGCAATTGCGAGCGCGGCCAGTCCGGCGTCGCTCGCGTCACGCCCGATCCGCTACGTCATGGCGGACGAGATCAACCGCTGGGAGGCAACGAAGGATGGCGACGCCCTCCGCCTGGCGATCAAGCGGACGCTCTCGTTCTGGAACCGGAAGATCCTGATCACCTCGACCCCCACGGTCGAGAACGTAGGCATCAGCTACGAGTACGAACGTAGCCTGCAGCACGAGTGGCAGTTCCGCTGCCCGTCATGCGAGGAGTCGCAGACGCCACGCTTCAAGCACTTCGTGTTCGAGCGGGGCGCGGACGGTGAGCCGGTGGATATCGGGTACGTATGCGAGGCCTGCGGTGAGGTCCATCCCGAGAAGACCGAGCACCGGCTGAAGGCGCGCGGTCACTGGACGATCGTTAACTCCTACAGCTCGAAGCGAAAGGGGTTCTTCTTCAACCAGTTCGCCTCGCCATTCACAACCTGGCGGGCGACGATCGGCGAGTTCCTCCAGACGAAGGACGACCCCGAGAAGCTCCGGACGACGATCAACACCGCGTTCGCCGAGGAGTGGCGGGGGAGCGGCGAGCAGCTCGAGTGGGAAGCGCTGCGCGCGAGGCGGATGGTCTACCCGCCCAGTGACGCCGGCATCGCGGTTCCGGCCGCGGTGGATCACCTGCTGCTGCTCGTCGACACGCAGGACACCTGGCTCGACTACGAGGTGATCGGGCTGAACGGGCGACGCCAGACGTGGGGCGTAGAGAAGGGGCAGCTCTACGGGGCGACCGATCAGGCGGCGGTCTGGCAGCAGCTCGACGAATTGTACGAACGGGACTGGCCGACCGAGGGGGGCGGCGAGCTCGGGATCTACGCGCTCGGGATCGATATCCGGGGGCACCGCCAGAAGATCGTCAAGGACTGGCTCTATCGTCGGCGCGCGCGCCGCGTGCACGGCCTGGCGGGCATGGGCAAGGGCGTGAAGGCGCAGATCTCGACCGTGAAGGCGAAGCTCGACGACGGCGGGCGGCGTCGCGTGAAGATCTACAACGTGCGCGTCGACGACTTCAAGCGACGGGCTCAGGACTACATGGGGCGCGTCGACGTCGACGAGTGGGGCGCGTGCTTCTGGCCGCGCCTGCCGGACGGGAACGACATCGCCGGATACGACCAGGAGTACTTCGAGCAGCTCTGTGCAGAGCGGCAGGAGACGAAGGTCGTCAAGGGGTTCGAGGAGCGTGACTTCGTCAAGACGCGCGTTCGGAACGAGGCCTTCGACCTGAGACACATGCTCTACGCGCTGATCGAGATCTCGAAGCCGCCGATGCTCGAGCGCGTCGCGATCGACCCGCCGGCGAGCGGCGGAAACGAAAGCAGCACTCGAGCCGCGCCTACAGCGGCGGGCGACTGGATGCAAGGCGGGCGAGGTGCCCTTCGACAATCTGACTGGATGAACCGACGATGAGTGCTTGGACGATCGAGGAGGTGCGCGCCCAGCTGGCGAACGTGAAAGCGCAGCTGCTCGCCGCGAACCAGAGCTTCTCCATCAGCCCATCAGGTGGCGGCACGTCGCGGAGCGTGACGCGCGTCGACCGTGGCCAGCTGATGAAGGAGCTCGCGATGTGGGAGCGCAAGCTCGCTGCTCTTGAAGGACGCGGAACCGGTGGAATCACGGTGCGCCAGGCGACCTTCACCGGCGACGTGCAGTGCGGGCCCGAGGGGTTCGAGCGCCACCGATGATCCAGAACATCGGTCGGCGGCTGCGGCGCGCGCTCGGCGCGATCGGCCGCCGACTGGATCGGCGCGCGACGCAGGCCTACTTCAAGGGCGCGCGGGCGAGCCAGCACCACGTTCGCCGAGGGATGGCCGAGTCTCCGGACGGGGCGACACGCGGCTCGATCGAGAAGCTCAGGAACGAAGCCCGTCACCTCGAGCAGAACTACGACCTGGTCTCCGGAGCGCTCGACGTGTTCGTCGACAACGTGGTCGGGCTCGGGCTCCGACCGCGGCCGATGGTTCGATCGGTTGACGGCACGCTGCACGAGGAACTGAATTCGAGGCTCACGCGCCTGTTCGCCGACTGGGCGAAGCGGCCGGAGGTGACCGGCGAGTACAGCTACAACGAGGTCCAGCGGATCATGTGCCGCACGTGGGCTCGGGACGGCGAGGCCTTCGCGCAGCGCCTTTCGGGATTCGTGCCCGGGCTCGACCACCAGACGATCGTCCCGTACTCGATCGAGCTGATCGAGGCGGACCTGCTGCCGAGCTCGTTCCACGACCCGGCGCGCGGCATCGTCCAGTCTGTCCAGAAGAACGAATGGGGACGACCTCGGGACTACTTCCTCTACAAGCACCACCCGGGTGACGGCTTCTTTGCTGGCGCCGGCGTCCGCATCGGCGCGGATCCGGACAAGTCGATCTCCGCCGATCGAATGACGCACCTGAAGCTCACGACGCGTATCCGCCAGACGCGCGGGATCTCGATCCTCGCGTGCTGCCTCGATCGAATCGACAGCCTCCGCGACGGCGAGGAGAGCGAGCTTGTGGCCATGCGAGTGGCGGCAGCGATGACCGGGTTCATCAAGCGGGGCACGGCCGAGGACTTCGATCTGAAGGAGGACGTGTCCGGCAAGCCGAAACGAGAGTTCGCCATGGTGCCCGGCGCGGTCTACGAGCTCGACCCGGGCGAGGACGTCGGAACGATCGCCTCGAACCGTCCGAACAACAACCTGATTGCGTTCCTTCAAGACCAGCTCCGTCGGGTCGCCTCGGGCCTGAAGGTGTCCTACAGCTCGCTCGCGAAGAACTACGACGGGACATTCTCCTCGCAGCGACAGGAGATGGTCGAGCAGCGAGTGAGCTACGGCGCGCTGTCCGATCACTTCGGCGGGCGACTGGTCGCGATCGATCACGAGCACGTGGTTCGGAACGCCATCGCCTCCGGTCTCGTGGACATCCCGCCCGACGTCGACGAGTCGACGCTGTACGAAGTTGCGGTCGATCGCCCGGCGATGCCGTGGATCGACCCGAAGAAGGAGGCCGACGCCTACAAGACGCTGATCGAGCTCGGCGTCGAGTCCCGCGCGCACGTGATCAGTCAGCGCGGTCGCAGTCCCGAGGAGGTGTTCAGCGAGATCGAGCACGAGCGGCGCGAGCATCCGATGCCAACGTCGGCTTCGCCTGCAACGCCTCCCCCCACCGAACCGGACGACGAGGGGGCCGAACCTCCGCCACGTCCTTCCCGCCGACCGAGAGAGAGCGCACGAGCATGAGCAACGGACCCAAGGGCAACGGCAAGGGACCGCGCCGCGAGGTCGGCGTCAGCGCCGCGAGTGCAGCGGCGGCGACGATCACGATCGAGGGGATCATCGGCGGCTGGGACGGGATCCGCTCCCGGGACGTCCGCCGGGTACTCGATGACCTCGGGCCGGTCGCCGAGCTCTCGGTGATCATCAACAGTCTCGGCGGCGACGTCGCCGAGGGCGTGGCGATCTTCTCGATGCTCCGCAAGCACAAGGCGAACGTCATCGTCTCGATCGAGGGCTGGGCGGCATCCATGGGCTCTGTCATCGCGATGGCGGGTGACCGCGTCGAGATCGCCTCGACGAGCGTCTTCATGATCCACGACCCGTGGACGTTTTCGATGGGCAACGCCAGCGAAATGCGCAAGACCGCCGACCGGCTCGACGTCGCGCGGGACGCGATCCTCCAGGGCTATCTGCGCCGCGGCGACGAGCTGAACGTCACCGAGGATGAGATCCGCCAGCTGATGGCCGACGAGACCTGGATGACAGCGGCCGAGGCGCGCACCTACGGGTTCGTCGACGCGATCGACGAGGTCGCCGATGAGGGCGATGAAGCAGGCGAGGAGGCGCCCGACGCGCGGCTACAGATCGCCGCCAGTGCCGACCGTCGCGAGGACCTCGCCGAGCAGCTAAAGGAGTTTCACAACGTGCCGCGCTGGGTTCGCCAGCGTCTCGGCACCAATCCAGGCACGGACGGCGACGAGCCGTCCGGTCAAACCCCGTCGGCCGAGGCCGGCACTCACCGAGAAGATGACATGAGCGGAACGGCAGGCGAGCGCCCGGCAGCCCCGGGCAAGACGAAGGACCCTCAGGGGGCGGGCGCACCGACGCCGACGCCGGACGCAGCCGGAGCGCCGGCCGACGGCGGCACCTCCGAGAGTGAAGCCGCGGCCGCGCTGAATGCGCAGACCGCCGAGCGCACACGCGCGGGAGCGATCAACACCGCGTTCGCCGCGGCGGATCTCCCGTCGCACCTGGCACACATCCGCGACCACGCGATCGAACAGGGCCACTCGGCCGAGCGCTTCGGCGAGACGGTGTCGGCGATGGTCGCCGCGGGCGCAGGTGCGACTCCGGCCGGTGCGGATCCGCAGGTGAGTGCGGGTGCGGACGCTCGGGAGAAGTTCCGCATCGGAGCGACGGCGGCGATCGCTGCTCGGGCGGGCACCGGCGAGCCGGACCGCTCGAACGAATACCAGAGCTTCACGCTCGCCGAGCTCGCGCGCCAGGCTCTGGCCGTCGCGAACGTGCCGATGCAGGGCGACCGCATGGCGATCGTCGGCGCGGCGTTCAGCCACAGCTCGAGCGACTTCCCGGCGATCCTTCACGACAACGCGCACCGGGCGATGATGGCCGGGTTCGAGGCGTCCGAGGAGACGTTCGATCAGTGGACCGGAGATGCGTCGATGATGGACTTCCGTCCGCACGACGTGGTCGGCTACACCGGGTTCAACGACCTCGAGCGACTGCCCGAGTCCGGCGAGTACAAGCGCGGGACGTTCCAGGACTACCTGGAGACGGCGCGGATCGCGACCTACGGGCAGATGTTCGGCATCACCCGCAAGGCGATCATCAACGACGACGTCGGTGTGTTCACGCGAATCCCG